CGAGCACGCACAAAGCGCCATGCCTGCCATGACAACTGGAGTTTGTTCTTCCATGTTTTGAATCATCATGAGAATGAATAAGTTTAGGACTAGACTCGAAGACGTGGACGCCGCCATAGGAAGTGCTGCTTTCCTAGACATCTTTGTATATACTACTAGCAGAAATTGTTTTCAAGAATGATATCGTATTCCCTGTGTTGAAGATTTGAACCTGTACGCAATCTAGACTTTATCTGTATAAGTTCTTTGATCGTGTCGGTGTCCAGGTTTTTGAAAAAATCCATCTTCGCTTCCATGTCATCGAGTTCGTGATGTTCTTTACGAGCCTGGACATAGGGCCATGTGTGTTTTCTCAATGACGCGACTTCGTGTTCGAGTTGACGTATACGGGGTAAGAGTACTTTATTAATCATGATCTTTAATTCGAGTACTTCACTCATCATATCTCTGTGAAGCTCGTTATCTTTAAATTTTATATTTGTCCGTGTACACCAGATGTCACGGTGGATCTTTATACTTTTACTCATCTTGATGTATGTGTACCTATCGAGAGGTGACACGAAATGTCAGGAGACGTACAATGGAGTATACGCCGAAATGTACGATACGGTATGGTACGACAAAAAACGGTACAAATCAGAGGTTGATTATATTTCCAAAAATATAAAATCGAAACACCCTGAAACTTTGTTGGATCTTGGATGCGGAACCGGGAATCATATGAAATTTTGGCAACAAAAATGGAGTGACATAGATGTGACAGGGATGGATTTATCACCCCATCAAATTTCGAGGGCCCGTGTAAAAAACCCAAACGTGCACATCATACAAGGAAGTTATCTAGATCGAAAGACGTGGGGAGATGATAAGTTTGACGTGATCGCGTGTATGTATGGAGCTGGTCAATATACAGATGCCACTCAGACACTCATAGAGAATGTGTACAAATGGTTAAAACCTGGTGGAACATTCGTGTTTCATGGTATAGATCCTCGTAGAATTTGTGATGAATGTGATCAGACCGCGTCCAATACCGATCTACCTTTACGTGTAGATCGAAAGGGACATTGTACAGTTTTATATCCGGGACTCGTGTATAGTTCATGGTGGACTCGAAGTATGTTTTCTAAATGGGTTCGATATAACGAAACGTTTTACAAGATTAATGGAAATGAATGGCCAAAGGATTGGGACATGAGTACAAGCGTGGGTAATAATGTACCTCTGGGAATGAAAGGATGTGACAATTTCATGACGAATGGTCACAGTTTGTATTTGATGACACCATCTGAAATAGCCCGAATTGGTCGTCGCGTGGGTTTTACTTCGGTTAGGGTAAACCCAGTACATGGAATCAAGGATTTTATAAAAAGTAGTCAGGGGAGTGAAGAGTATTTCATCTTCTTTAAAAAATAGTAGTCTATAGTAAGATGCAATATAAGGATCTAAAAGAGAAGGCTAAGAAGATGGGTCTGCGTGTCACGAAGGATGTTCGTGGGAAACGCGTAAAGCTCACAGCCAAGGAACTTCGTTCAAAAATCAGATTGAATTTTGAGAACAGTGTCAAAAATGCTCAGCAAATGATTCGAATTTGTAAAACCATCGTGGTACCCGGACCACCTCAGGCTGTATCACGTTCAGGTGCGCCACCTCCACCACCACCTCCACCTCCACCACCTTCGGGTATACCTAAAAACCCCGTCATAAATTCGACCCGCGCTAAACTCATGGCCGAATTGAAAAACACCCTCAAAAAGAAAGGGTTGAAAAAATAATCTCATCGATTAGTATAAGCACGATCATGGATAATTCCCAGTCCAAGAACAACAAGCCCGCCAACAACGCGAAGCCCGCCAACAACGCGAAGCCCAACAACGGCAACGCGAAGCCCAACAACGGCAACGCTAACAAGCCCGCGAACAACGGTAACGCCAACAAGCCCGCGAACAACGCGAACAAGCCTGTCAACAACGCGAACAAGCCCGCCAACAACGCTAACAAGCCTGCCAACAACGGCAACGCTAACAAGCCCGCCAACAACGGTAACGCCAACAAGCCCAACAACAACGGTAACAACAAGAAGCCCAACAACAACGGTAACAAGAAGCCCAACAACGGCAACGCTAACAAGCCTGCCAACAACGGTAACAACAAGAAGCCCAACAACAACGGCAACAAGAAGCCCAACAACAATGGCAACGGTCTCAACAACGGTGCCAAGAAGCTTCGTGAGCTCGCCCTTAAGCTCGCCACCAACGCGATCAACAAGGCTCGTCAGCAGATGCCTAACAACGCTTAAAACTATTCGCGTTAATTAAGTAATGAACTTGATACAAGTAAAAAAGAGTCTTGAAAATTGGCATGACACAAGTTCGTATGATGTTGTGAAACAATACATGACACAACATAATACCGATGAGAAATTCGTAAAGCACTATTTGGGTAAAGAACTTTACGAACGTCTCGAGACAATGACTGCATTTATCGATCAAGTAGAATCGATCAAACGATATCTATCCTGAATCGTTTCTTCATGAATGTTTTGACCCCTTTCACATCCGGAAAACTCCAGAGATACCAACGTGACCAAAATCCAGCCCCGTTGATACCACTCAATTTCCAATCTTCTTTGTCGCTTCGATCAATGTTTAGCATCATGTTCTGAATTTTACTCGGGTCTCGCTCAGCTATGACTCGTCTAGGAATTTGACCACCGTGTCGTAACACGTACGATCGCATACGTGATGGTGTTTTGTGTCTGGTGTAATCCGAGTATCCTCTCGCACCAAAATCGACCGTTTTACCGTTTTTGAGTATCGCCCTGAACTTCTTCTTAGGGTCAGGGCTACGAATAACTTTGACGCGCATACTTAGTATGGGTCAATATTTTACTTACCGCATCCACAGCCACCCGCGCAGTAGTTCTCAGTCTTGTCGCCGGGAAGGAAAAAGAGCTTCTCGGGACCACGCTGGACGCGGTAGAGGTGGTCATACATGTGAAGTAGACCGATGGTGAGAGCGAGAGTCGCCACGACGATACCCTTCACCTTACGCGCCATGAACGCGTAGGCGACAATAACCGCAGCGATGATCATCTGAACGATGGTGAGCTGAGGAATGGCGGGCATGGAGAAACGAGACTCAATGTCTTTCTTCTCGGTGGTGGGAGCGGGAGCGTACTTTTCCATAGTCTTGCCGTATCCGGGCATGTTTATTATCTACTGAGAAAATAATGTGGTACCTGGTGGTTGTTCCACTTCTTCTCGTGGGTCACGATTACTTCAAGGCACCGATAGATAACTTATATTTTCACAATTGGCGACGACCATTCATAGGTATGCGAAATACAGTGATCGACATGTTTATGCACACACCAAAATACTCAGTGTGGCAGTTCAAGGGACTTCACCTGATCCAGAAACATTACCGAGACATCCGTAAAGAATTTGAAGATGTTTCCAAGACACTCGACAAAACCATGTATCACGATATCGATGCATGGTTCGAGAAGAATGATGGGTATTACAGATACACGTTCGACCAATTTCCAAAATTGAAAAGTCTCATCCGACAGATTCCGTGTATACACGAAGAGACGGCGTCGTTTGCCGTCATGGAGGGCCCGATGGTCATACCACCACACCGAGCCGAGACGAACGCGCTACTCAGGTATCATCTCACGATTATGGGGGATGGTGACTGTACCCTGTACACAGAAAATGGACCACACGTCCACACTGAAGGTGAAGCGTTCATATTCGATCATTCACGGTATCACGAAGTCACAAAGACTGGGTCGGGTAAACGTGTCGTGCTCATCCTCGACATTAAAAGATTTTAGTAGTCTATTGTATGAGGTTACTATTGCTAATCCTATTATTGCTCCCATTCCTGATTAATATATGGAATGGATATCTCAAGCCAGCGCAGAGTGGGAAGTTCAAGGAGATCAACTGTTCGGAAATTTCCAATAGTCTCAATCCGTACGTGAACGATATCGTACACATCGCACAGCAGCACGGTAACAAATCGTCATCTAGTATGGTGGAGGGGTACAAGATCACTCGGAGTACCATCAGGGAAAAACTCCCACAAGTGTTCAACATCATCGAGGAGTACGTGTCGTCGATGAAAAATAAAAAGGTAAAACCGGCCGACTGTGAGAAGGAACAATACTGTTGGTTCTTGAGACTGTATAACCAAAGTGGACACTATATCGATTGGCACTTCGATAACAACTTCACGAGCGGACTGCGTAAGACGTACGTCTGCAACATTTACACGAGTGAATGTAACACGTCCCACCTCATGACGAAAGATCGTAACGGTCGTGTAAAGATTAACGAAAGTGTAGCCGGTAAGGGTGTTCTCTATAACGGAAGTGAGGTGAAACACTCCGTGTCGAAACAACAGTCTGGATGCACTCGTATTTCCCTGATCATACCACTCTACGAAAACGATTCCGTGACGATGCTCGGGTGGTTTCGTAGACTAGCGCGTAATGTATCAGATAATGTGTTCAAGTTATAAATGGTCACGACAGACGGCGATGTACATATCACTTCCGCCTATGAGTTCGAGTGTTTTATCCTCGACGGTACGCTTCGTAAACGGACCGGGTGTTCCATCATTACAGCACATACACAGTGCCGACAATTTGGTCACGTCGCATGCTATGGGAACACAATCAAGAAGTTCTCCAAATTTACACTGAAAGGAATCCGCGTCGAGACCGGCGAGTATGACTGATTTATTCACAAGAAGACAGCACTCGACAAACTTTTTGAGTCGCGGAAAAAATTGAGCTTCATCGATGGCGACAATATCAGCCTCATCAAATTCTGGTTTGTTTAGAATGTCGAAAATATCGTACACTTTTAAACAATTGAACTTTACGTTATCGTGCGTCTTAAGAACTTGTTCGGGCGACCGAGTATCCTTCGCTGAGTTGACGACGAGGATATTTTTGCCTATGACTTTCAAACGCTTAAGTCGTCTGATGAGCTCAGACGTTTTACCAGAAAACATATTTCCCATAATAATTGACAAACCCATCTCGCTGACTATTATAATCTTGTATTTTTTATATGGGTGAACTTCACAGGGCGGTCTTCAACGGCCACGTCGGATACTACAATCCTAGAACGGGTCGCGTCAGGTTTGGAAAGTGTATCTATTCGAGTATAGCTGTAGCTATAAAATATCTCAAATGACCTTGACATACACCGGTCGTTCAGTGCGTATGAGAGCGAGACCGAACTGAAGAAGTCTCCGCGCGAACTGTGTCTTGACGAGGATGGTACTACTCTCGAGATACTTGCGCGAGTTTGGTCTATGAAGATCCAGAACACTCTTCATAGATAGAATTCGTCTTAGTGAAATGTTGTTACATTGTGTCGTGTTTATTTCAAACTTTACTCGTTCTTCCATAGCCCATATACTACTAAAGATCCTATCGAGACGACCCGGTGTTGTTCGGTCAGTCACAGAGAACGAACATGTGCGTCCCATATGATATAAAATATCTTTAAAAAGTAAGATGCCTTTAAGTGATGCTCAGATTACCAAGAAGGTCGGGGAACTGCGTAAAAAGGAGGGTAAGATTTACGCACCTCTCAAATACTTCAGGGGGCTCACCACCCTCAAGGAGGTCGAGACCCGCTACAAAAAGATGCTCCGGAAAAATTATAAATTTTTCGAGACGGACAAGGGACAGAAAACAAAAACTTCTTCCTACACACAAAAGTTTAGAAAACTGTA